GAACCTGCTCAAGAAGTAGAACAAGCTGAAGAGACAGAGGAAATGTCTTACGCTACTAAAGAAGAACTATCTGCTGCGGTTGAAGAGATGAAGGCTATGATTGAAGAAATCAAAGCAATGATGTCTCCTAAAGAAGAAGAGATGGCTGAAGAGGTTGCTGAAGTAGACTTATCTGCTGACGAACCTGCTGCAAAGCCTATTAAGCACTCTCCAGACACGAAGACTGCTGAACTACAGAAGTTCTCTAAAGGAGCAAGAAAAGACACCCTATCAAGAATCTTTGACAAATTAGGATAATGAAACAAGTACAGAAAATATGGGCTGAACTATCAGCCAAAGCATCTCAAGAAGTTGAGAACACTCAAGAGCTTGAGTTGAGCGAAGAGCAAAAGGTTGAGTTGGCAGTTGGTGACAATATGCCAAAATTGGCTAATGAAATTGAGTCTACATTTAAAACAGTAGATAAACTTTTAGATGAAGCATTCACACCAATTCGTAGAATTGAGAAACAAGTTCAGGAGCTACTTGACCCAAGTTATTTTCAAAAAGAGTTTAAGACATTTACTACCGCTTTGATGAAGTTAGAGTCTGCTTATGCAGAGGCAAGACAAACGATTCAAAACGCAGAGAGCGATTTAGGCGTTAGCATTCCAGAGCCTAAAAATGTTACTGAAGCAGTAAGAGTTTTAGAGGAATTTCAAAGAAGAGAGGAAATGTTAAGGAGAGAGATTAACGAATACTCTCAAGCATACAAGAAGTTTAAGTAAGAAAGTATAAGAAATAAGAAGGAGGGCAATGCCCTCCTTTTTTATTTAAACTCTTTTACTTCGTGTAGAAATAAAATTCCATCTTCATAGAATTTCAACTTTTGACCATTTCTACTTAATAGAAATTCATTGACTTTGTTTTCAAGTCCAAACACTCCCATATGTTTGCAATATGTTTCAATTGCAGTTGGTTTTGCTGATTCGCTTAATTGATTGAATGAATACATAGATATCTTTTTTTATTCACCATATGCAGATGGTATCCTTTTGCCATCGTGCGTAATTAACTCTTCACCCTCCCAATGCGTGGAGTAATAGAAGTTTTGTCCATTAGAGTACATCTCAAAATGCTCCAAATAATCTTCTACGGTGTAAATGTCACTTGAATCAGTAACGAAGCCAGAGGCGCAATAAGGGTTGCTATCCATCTGCTTTAAGTGTTCAAGGTTGTCAATCAATTCCATAGTCATTTCGTTTTGGTTTCTCCAAACATACACAAAAATCTAACACGCACAACATTACATAGTTAACTTATAAAAGTTAATCAACTTAAAAAAGAAAATAAAGATGGCTACATCAATCACAACTACATATGCTGGAGAGTTTGCAGGAAAATACATCTCTGCCGCATTGTTATCAGCCGACACTATTGAAGGTGGCGGTATTACTGTAAAACCAAATGTAAAGTTCAAAGAGGTAATGAAAACTCTTTCAACTAACGCATTGGTAAAAGACGCTGCGTGTGACTTCGCTGACCAAAGCACAGTTACTCTTGCAGAGCGTATCCTACAACCAGAAGAGTTCCAAGTAAACTTGGAATTATGTAAGAAAGATTTCCACAACGATTGGGAAGCAATCCAAATGGGTTACTCGGCTTTTGATAGCCTTCCTCCATCATTCGCTGATTTCTTAATCGGTCACATCGCTGCTAAAGTAGCACAGAAGACTGAAGAGACTATCTGGACGGGTGTAACTGCTAACGCAGGTGAGTTTGACGGCTTTGCTACTTTGTTGGCTGCTGATGCAACAGTTATTGATGTAGTAGGTACTACAGTTACTGCTGCTAATGTAATTGACGAGTTGGGTAAGGTAGTTGATGCTATCCCTACTTCAGTATACGGAAAAGAAGACTTATACATCTATGTATCTCAATCTATCGCTCGTGCTTATGTTCGTGCATTAGGTGGATTCGGTGCTTCTGGTCTTGGTGCTAATGGTGTGAACAACGCTGGTACTACTTGGTTCAATGGTGGTGACCTTGCATTTGATGGTGTTAAGTTGTTCGTATGTTCTGGTATGGCAGACAACGATATGGTAGCTGCTCAAAAGAGCAACTTGTTCTTCGGTACAGGTTTGTTGGCTGACCACAACGAGGTTAAGCTAATTGATATGGCTGACCTTGATGGTTCACAAAATGTTCGCATCGTGATGCGTTTCACCTCTGCGGTGCAGTACGGAATCGGGGCGGATATCGTATACTACTCGTAAGAAGTAGTTTAGTTAATAATTGAAGGGGCAGGTAGGCATATGCTTGTCTGCCCTTTTTTAATAAAAAAATAAAAGAAATTATGGCTTGTGATTTAACAAAAGGTCGTGCGCTCCCTTGCCGTGAGTCTGTAGGTGGTATTAAAGCCGTTTACTTTGTAGACTTCGGTGATTTAGGTACGATTTCTTTAACCTCCGATGAGGTTACTGATATGACAGGAACATTCTCTGCTTACAAGTATGAGTTGAAAGGCACATCTTCAGTAGAGCAAACTATTAACGCTTCTCGTGAGAACGGAACAGTATTCTTTGACCAAGCGGTTAGCCTTTCTTTACCTCAATTGAGCAAGGAGGATAACAACGAGTTGAAGTTATTGGCTTACGGCAGACCTCACATTGTTGTAGAGGACTACAACGGCAATGCTTACTTGGTAGGTCGTGAGAACGGAGCAGATGTAACGGGTGGTACTATTGCCTCTGGAGCAGCTATGGGAGATATGAGTGGTTACACTCTTACCTTCAATGCTATGGAGCGTACTGCTGCTAACTTCATTGCAGGAGCAACTGATGGAAACCCATTTGCAGGGATGACTTCAGCTACAGATACTATTGTACTCTCGTAATAAAGTAGTATATTAGCAACAGCACTTGACATAGGTGTTTTGGTTTGGTTAGGGCGGCTCTTTGGGGTTGCCCTTTCTTTTTTTATAACACTTATACCTATTGATGGTTAACTTATTATGCATATAGTAACCACAACGGATAGAAAGATATACTTTGTTCCCAGAGCTATTGAGACAAGTGTGTCTATTAAGATTACAGATGAAGAGACCAATGTCTCTACTACAGAGTCTTTAACGGCTACGCAAGAGGCGAACTACTTGCACATCACACCCTCATACATATTTACAGAGGGTAAATACTACACGATAAGAATCACAGGTACTAACGAGATATATAGAGGTAAGGTATATTGTACTGACCAAACAAATCTTGAGAAGTTTTCTGTAAACAATGGTGAGTTCACCTATTACGAGGACACCGATAACGATAATCAATACATTTACCGATGAGCAATATACGCATCGTAAACTTGGCATCACATACTACGCCCCAAGTGGTTGAAGACAACCGTAAGGAGTGGGTAGCTTATGGAGATGACAACAACTACTTCCAATACCTTATAGACAGGTACAATGGTAGTGCTACAAACAACGCTATTATCAATGGTATGACGGAGCTTATCTACGGAAAGGGTCTGTATGCTACTGATGCTTCTCGTAAGCCCGATGAGTACGCTATGATGAAGAGTCTATTTTCTCGTACTTGTATGAGGAAGGTGACCTTTGATTTAAAGGCTATGGGTCAAGCGGCATTCCAAGTCATCTACAATAAGGATAAGACGAAGGTTGTACAAGTAGAGCATATGCCTATTGAGACCTTGCGCTTTGAGAAGATGAACGATGACGGAGAGGTTACAGGATACTACTACTCCAAAGATTGGACGAAGATTCGTAAGAAGGGCTTTGAGCCTGTACGCATCCCTGCGTTTGGATATGGAGAGAAAGGTGAGGGTCTTGAGATTTATTGTATCAAGCCTTATCGTAGTGGATTCTACTACTACTCACCTGTAGACTATCAAGGTGGATTGCCTTACGCAGAGTTAGAAGAGGAGGTAGCAAACTACCACATCAACAACATTAAGAACGGACTCTCGCCAAGTATGTTGATTAACTTCAACAATGGTGTACCAACGGAGGAAGAGCGTGAGCTTATAGAGAGACGAATCATACAGAAGTTTAGCGGTTCATCTAACTCTGGTAAGTTCATCTTGGCGTTTAACGACAACAAGGAGATGGCTGCAAGTATTGAGCCAGTACAATTAAGTGATGCAAGTGAGCAGTACCAATTCTTGGCAGACGAGAGTATGCGTAAGTTGATGGTAGCACACCGTGTTACTTCACCTATGCTGATGGGTATTAAGGATAATACTGGATTAGGTAACAATGCTGACGAGTTGAAGACGGCAAGTCTACTATTCCACAACACAGTTGTACGCCCTATCCAAGAGTTGATATTAGATGCTATTGACGATATTATGGCAGTCAATGGTGCTTCACTCAATGTGTTCTTTAAGACCCTACAACCTTTGGAGTTGCAAGGTGATATGGTAGAAGAGGAAAAAGAAGAATTAAGCAAGGTGGAGTTGGGGGACGATAGCCGCCCTTTTCTTGATGACGAGTTAGCCCACGAGATGTTAGATGCATTGGCTGACTTGGGGGAGGAAGAGCCTTCCGATGAGTGGGAACTCGTAGATGCTGAAGAAGTAGGAGATGAAGAACCCGAAGACTTTGATGTTGAGGGCTATTTAAACGGGCTTGTAAGCCTCTCTGCTACGCAAGATAGTACACAAGACACGGAACGCTATAAAGTGCGTTACAAGTATTCTAAAGGCACTTCAAAGACACCTATGGGTCAAAGCAGAACCTTCTGCAAGACTATGATGTCTAAAAAGATGTTATACCGCAAGGAAGACATTGGGCAGATGAGTGCAAGAGGTGTGAACAAATCTTTTGGACACAAGGGTAGAAACTACTCTCTGTTTAAGTACAAGGGCGGTGTAAACTGCTACCATAGATGGGAGCGTAGAATCTACAAGAAACGATTAAAGAAAGACGGAACTGAATGGGGTGGTAACGCTCTACAAGGGACAAAGTTTGTAAATGTAAACCAAGCGGTAAGAGAAGGATTTAAGATGCCAAAGAACCCTAAAGAAGTGGCTCAAGCTCCTATTGATATGCCGAGACAAGGGCATCACCCTAATTACGGAAAATAATGGCAAAGGTATTATTCATAAAGAGAGACGATTTAGTACGCAATAGCGTAATCTCTGGAAATGTAGATAGCGATAAGTTCTTGCAATTTATAGAGATTGCACAGGAGATTCATATCCAAAACTATCTTGGTACAAAGTTGTACGATAAGTTGCGTAATGACATTATTGCAGACTCGTTACCTGTAAACTACGCTACTTTGTTAGACGATTATGTGCAACCTATGTTGATTCATTGGGCTATGGTAGAGTATTTACCTCACGCAGCCTATACGATAGGTAATGGAGGTGCTTACAAGCACACGGCAGAGAACAGTATAGCTATGGAGAAGGATGAGGTAGACTTCTTAACGAATAAGCATAGAGACATAGCAGAACACTACACTCGTAGGTTTATTGACTTTATGTCTTTCAACAACGCAAACTATCCCGAATATAATGCATCAACGAATGAAGATATGTACCCAGACAAAGACTCGGTCTTCGCAGGTTGGAATTTGTAAGAAACGCTACGAACCAAAGGCGGTTAACTTAAAGAGGCTTGAGAAGCTCGTAAAAAAATTAGAGAAGAAATGAGCAATAACATAAATTGGGGAAAGATATATGAGTCTACTGCTTGGGGTAGTGGGGTTACTGATAATAACATTTCTTGGGGTAAGTCATATGCTGATTTAGCAGGAGGAGGTGGATTCACAGGTCTCTTGGATACTTATTCGGGTGCTGCTGCTGCATACTCTTTGAGACAATTAAGTTCCACCTATTCGGGCAACGCTATCAAGGTGCGTAGGTCATCGGATAATGCGGAGCAAGATATAGCGTTTGTAAATAACGAATTAGATACGGCAAGTTTAGAAACCTTTGCGGGTGCTGGTGATGCTTTTGTAACTACTTGGTACGACCAAAGCGGTAGCGGTTATGATGCTACGCAAACGAGTGCATCGGCTCAACCGAAGATTGTGAGTAGCGGTTCTACTATTTTAGAGAATGGTAAGGCGGCAGTTGAGTTTGTGGGAACTAATAATCAATTAAGAGCAAATTCATTAGCATCGTACTTTAGCGGAACCAATGAATTTTTATCTAATGCAATGGTTTGGAAAACCAAATCATCTGCTTCACTTGCTGCTTTTTGGGGATTAGGTAGCAGTTCAAGTTCACAACCATTAAGATGGTTTGGTGTGGATAGTGGTTCAAGTATTTTGAGACTTGATGAAAGGGATGATTCGGGCACATTAACTACTACAACTGGAGGAGATTGTGCTAATCAAATCTTAAGTTTTGTTTCATCTAATATGGATAATAAAGACATTTATGTTGATGGAGTGTCTATTGCTACTGATTCGGGCTCTTTTGGTGCTACAAATTTAAATAGGTTTTCATTGGGTTGTCTACCAAGAACGAGTGATGGCTTATTTGCGGTGGGTATAATTCAAGAATGTATTTTCTACAACTCCGATGAATCCTCAAACCGCAGCGGCATAGAGACGAACATTAACGACTTCTATTCAATCTACTAATGGCATATTACACAAGCACAACAAAGGCAGATTTAGAAGCCTACAACACTTCGGTAAATAGCGGAGAGGGTTATAGCGGAACGACTA